AAATGGTTGTTTGGAACGTAGTAGTAAATTATCTTCGAAAACGATATTTGCTAATTTTATTACGGCGATATTTAGTGTATTTTTTATTTATGCGTGTTCTTTTTTTACCACCATCAGACTTTTCTGGAGGAGCCGAAGATATCGCAGAAGATGTTGATGTTAAACTAATCGAAGGAGTGGGAATCTCTAAAAAGGATTTAACTTCGGTCGAAGTTGGAAAATGTTTCAATGTTGATACAAATTGGTCTAACATATGTGATGATAAATAAGCAGGCACCGGGAACAGAAAAAAAGAGGGGTCGCTAGGAAGATAAGGTTTTAAAATTATATTGCAAGTAAATTTTAATACATTTAATTTCGAACTATGACTGCCAATTGGACGAGGGTGTACATGAGGGTGAGGTGTTCCATATTTTTCATCACATGGTATAAATTGCGACACTATAGAAAATAAATAATATCCTAACTGTGGGGGGTGGTTAAGAATCTGTTCAACACTACCAATATGAATTAGTGTCAAAAATTCACGCAATAAATCTTCTTCTAGATTAGATTTCATACCATGAGGATCGCTTACTTTTTTACTATGAATATCAAGTGCTCTTTCATATCCATGTTCGTGCGCTATTCTTATTTCATCTGGCGATATCATACCATCATTAATCAATACGTCTGCCCAGATTTTCAATAACTGAATATTGTAACCATTTATTTTTTTATTTACTTGGAGCCAAATTGTACCTTTTGAATCTTCTAAATTACTATTTCGCATTTGGTTGCATAACATTTGAGGTGTTGGATTTCCCGTATATCCCCCAGTATTATGACTTCTTTCACTTGCACATAATTTATCTAAATATTTTACTATAAATTCTACACATCTCTTATATTGTGTAAGTATATATTCAACATCCTGTGACCTTTCTATTACTGTTCTTTCTATTTTTCGTCCAAAATAACCTATAATATCGTTTGCTACACCGCGAAGTCCTATTGTGAGTTCATCATTTCTTGATTGTCTTACCGCAAATGCTACATTAACTTTAATTTTTAATTCACAAAGTTCTTCTGATATATAACCTTTTGGTATTGAAGGTTCCTCTTCTATTTGTCTAATATAATCTAGTATTTGTTTTTGTAAATTTGCTTCGGTCATAATATATAATAGTTACCTATTTATTGCTTATATTTTAAACCAATATAAACGACACTCTTCGTTGTTATTATATAGACAATCGTCACACACTCGAATGAAAACTATCGTCCTTCATTATTCAAAACTTACGCAACGAAAACAATATATTTTAGAGCAGTTCGCGAGACACGGTATCACTGACTACGAATTCGTCGAGAGATTCGATAAAGATACAATTACCGACGATGAATGCCCCGAGTTCAGTAAAAACTATGTCGCCAATCGACGAACCGAATTATCAATTCATTTGAAACATCTTTATGTGTATCGGCTAATGATGATTCATGATTACGAGGATGTATTAGTATTTGAAGATGATGTCATTCTCTCGGACGATTTCATGAAGAAACTCAAGGATTACATTACACAATTGCCCGCGGATTATGACATGTTATTTATTGGTAATGGTTGTAATTTACATATTCCGAAATATATGCAGGTGCCGAATAAAAACATCTATGAAAAATGCCATCATGAAACTGCGTGGGGGGGTAATGGTGCGACACGATGCGTAGATAGTTACGTTATTAATAAACGGTGCGCGAAGAAGATATGTGATTACGTAGCGAATTTGACTAAGAAAATCGACATACCAGCGGATTGGTGGTTGAATGAGGTGGCGAGAGACTTGGGGTTGAAGGTATATTGGGCGGAACCAACGATTGTAACCCAAGGGTCGCAAATCGGATTATTTAATCGGTCGATTTAGATACAAACATTTTTGTATAATACGACAACCGTAATTTGTCATAATTGTATTCATTATTATCCATCTTTTCTTTGAATTGCGCGACCGTATCCACCAATAGACACAACGAAATATCCTCCCACTTATCTACAATAAGGACAGGCAGACCATCGAATAACTCATTGAACACGGATGACCTGACTATTGGAATACATCCACAAAGTAATGCTTCCCATGTACGATGGCAATCCATACCGTTGCCGAATGGCGATAATACGAAGGCATATTCCAACATATTCAGCCATGTCTGTGTCCGAGGTATAAAACCAGTTTGCTGAGAGATTAAACCACGAGGTATCGTGCTTACGGCACTAATCCGGTCGTTGAATCGGTCAGGGCATAATATAACATTCGAGTAGATTCGTATCTTGCGTTGATAAAATGGGTTCATTCTGGTGCGTATGTTCTCTATGAGTATTCGTTCTTGTTCTACTGGTTTTATCATACCGGCTTCGGTAGAAGATGATGAATGTGCGACCCAAGGATGACTCGGATTGGCACGAATCGTATGATAATCCATTCCAATCGGGATTTGTTTTAGTTTATTTTGAGCGGCTTGAATCGCCATCTCGAGAGATTGTGGCGCATTGTCGGCTTTGAATACGGATGCGTTGGCATTCCATAGTTTTGTTATTTTCTCTTTCAAAAAACTGCGACAATCTTGAATATCCATATTCTGGCTGAAGAGCCCACGCATATTCGGGTTCAGCACAAACATGACAAACTGATTTACCTTATTAGGCTGAACTGCCTCTCGAAACATCGTAAGGTCGCCGTCGCCGCACACGACGACATATGGCACATTGATGTGTGGCGCATATTCTTGAATAAATGTCTGAAACGCGTCACAGCAAACATAGATACTGACTGGTGATGGCGGGGCTTCGTGGTCGTGGTCGCGGTTTCGGGCGTAGTTATTCTGCGACACAATAAAATCCGCAACATATTCTAACTGACTGGGACAACTGGATTTCGGATTCATGGGACGCACCTGACACGACTTCAATAAACCACGGCTCGATACGAATTGACATGCGGTTTCATCATCACACGCCGACATTAGAATAAAAAGGTAAATTATTATTGTTCAATACGTATTGAATAATAATAATAATGATGGTTTAATTTGTTTTCTCCGACGCTCCCCCCGCCGCCCCCGCCCCCGCCGTCAATAATCCGCGAATAAACTCGGTGATACGTTCCATCCGCATTGAAATAATATTCGGCGATTCATTCATATCTTCGTCGGCCGGTAGTTCCAACAAGGCGCACTTCTTTGCGCGTATCCATGTTTCATGATAGTCATGACAACGTTGGATGTAATCAGACTGTATGGTTTCGCCCGCACGCGCGCGTTTTCCGATGCGTTCCACACACACTGCCGGCGACGCATTAATATACACAATCCCCGCCAACGGAACATCGGTCAAGAATTCATCGAACCACATCGTATAAATCTGGAACTCGTCATGTGAAATATCACCGGCATCATACAACATTTTCGCAAATACATTTCGGTCCGTTTCAACACTTCGCTCGGTGATAATAAGCTTGATTTTGGGGTTTTTAACCGCCTTTCGCAACAAAGACAGACGCGAAATATACGCCATCATCTGAAATTTGAACGCATTGGCGCGGATATCTTTGTATAAATTTGTCAGGATATTCACCCCATCCTTGTCGCATATCTGGTTCCATAATGCGACCGGTTCATCTACAAAACATACTTCTTCTTCAAATGACGTAATGGTCGGGAAAATCGCCGCATCGCCCAAAGAAGCAGCATTCATTCCATTTTTGAGATACTGCTCATATTCGTAACATGTCGTTGATTTTCCTGAACCGATATTTCCATCAAAGCTTACAATAAGAGGAAGATGAAGAGAAGACATATTGAAGATGAAACGATATAGGAGGGGATGATATACACTAGACTGTTATATTTATTTCAATTTACACACGCATAAACCGTTTATAATACTTATGTCGTTATAATACTTTTATCACTAAAATTGATTTAAAACGATTACACAACATTAGTAATGTATTGAAGTTATTCGTAACTATTTGATTTTACACATGTCGTCGCCATCAGGAGCAGCAGCAACTCTTGTCCAAGTGAAACTTACCGGTGAAGAATGGAACGGTGTTGAAATTATGGAACCCGAAGATGAGATGCGGATCTTGAAACTCATCATCGAGGGATTTCATGATGTCAATATTACGTTTAATATACATCAGTCGCTGATATCGCGTTTGAAAATAACGCTGACGCCGGAGATGGAGGATTATATATTCGATGAATACTTCAAGAAACGCGTCGAACGCGTAGTAAGCATGGATGGAATGGGGGGAGGAAGCAGAAGCCGAAGGTTCGAAATCAGCGCAAAATCGAAGAAAGTCATGAAGAAGGTCGATTTGATGAGAATACAGAATATGAACACCACATTTGGCGGTTCAGGTGATACGTATGATCACCATATCATGAATACAATCGAGTCTATGCTGGAAGTCAAAGACGGGGGGCGCATCGGTGCCGACGGTGGTGTCGTCGTTGGCCCCAACGAATGGATGAAATATTATTATACACTCAAACTTATGCTTCAAAAATCAGTCATCGGAATCAATGCCCACATCATCGATTTTGCGAATTATATCATCGATGAATTTAAAGCCGATGTCAAAATCGCCGGTTTTCTTCGCAACGCGTATCGGTTTATCGAACAGAATGACGCCGTCTTCAAATATGCGGATTTTCAATTATACGAGCATCAAAAGCAACTATTCACAGTCGCAAAGCGGCCGGACGCGAAACTGATTTTGTATATCGCGCCAACAGGAACGGGTAAGACACTTTCGCCGCTTGGGTTGTCGGAGAAATACAAAATCATCTTTGTGTGTGCTGCGCGACACGTCGGGTTGGCGTTGGCAAAGGCCGCGATTTCCGTTAAAAAACGCATCGCATTCGCATTCGGTTGTAGCAACATTGACGATATTCGTCTTCATTATTATGCGGCCAAAGAGGCAATCCGCGACAAACGCAGCGGACGTATTCGCAAGGTAGATAACAGCATCGGCGATAATGTCGAAATCATGATTTGCGATATTCGGTCTTACCTTCTTGCGATGCGCTATATGATGGCATTCCATCCGCTTGACAATTTATTGATGTATTGGGATGAGCCGACAATATCGCTGGACTACCCCGACCACGAACTTCACCCGATTATCCATCGAAACTGGAGTGGCAATCTTATTCCGAATGTGGTCCTTTCATCCGCTACATTACCACGCGAGGATGAAATCGTGGATGTGATACAGGATTTTAAGGTGAAGTTCCAAGGAGCGGATGTATATAGCGTCGTTAGCCACGATTTCAAGAAGTCGATCCCGATTGTCAATCAAGCCGGATTTATCGAACTTCCGCATTACATGTTCGGGTCCGATTATAACTCCGTGCTGGAATGCGTCGAGCATTGTAAAATGTACAAGACGTTGATGCGGTATTTCGACCTTCGAGAGATTTTGCGGTTTATTGGACTGGTTACAAAACCTATTCAGGGCGACGACAGCGACAGCGAGGACGGCGAGGACGGCGAGGACGGCGAGGACGGCGAGGACGGCGAGGACGGCGAGGACAGCGACAGCGGCGATGACGGCAGAGAGAAGAAGAAAAAGGAGGACGATGACCCAGACACCGACGATAATCGCGGTCTTGCCATAACATCGCAACGATATCTCCCTGAAAACATGTTCGCTGAGGTTGCCGACATAACCATGACAAGTATCAAGGAATATTACCTCCTCCTTCTTGAAAATATTCGACCCAAATACTGGCCACTTATCTACGAAACGCTCACTGATGTTCGCAAACCCAAATTTGAGT